CGACACACACGCCGACATCACCCCGCCACCAGATCTGAAGACTGGTCGGCAACTGCACTTCACCGGCGCTTCGGACGGCGGCGAGGTCGCGATCACCATCCACACCGAGGACTTCGCTGACGGTGGTCAGGATGCCGTTCGCGTAGCCAATGGCGCGCGGGCGAACTACTCGTTCCAGATCACGGACCCTGATGGGAATGTGGAATACAGCTTCGGTCGTGTGGTCAGCTACCGCAAGATCGAGAAGTCGGCAACCTCTTACGAGGGTTGCGAGTTCACCCTGCGCATCAACAGCGCACAGACCGGCGTCGAAGCTGTATAAAGCCTCGACAACACCAAAACCACGCGGAGGAAATAGCGATGGACTTTTCTAACATTGACCTCGAGAGCTGGGCCGAAGACGGCGCAGAAATGATCGTCAAACACCCAGTAACTCTTGAAGACCTGCACGATGAAAGCGGCAAACCCGTAACCATCTGGGTCAAAGGCCTCGACAGTCCTGAGGCAAAGTCCATCGCTCGCGCGGCGGCAGTCTCCATGCAGAATGGCAATGCCAAGAAGCTCGAGAAAGACGGTCTTGAGCTTCTGCTCAAGATCACCTCGAAGTGGCAAGGCATCGGCTGGGATGGCAAGGAGCTTGATTGCACCCCAAAGAACATCCGCTTCTTCTATGAGAAGCGCGAGTGGGTCGGCCTTCAAGTGATTGAGTTCGCGCGAGACCGTCGCAATTTTTTCTCAGAGGAGTCGAGCGACTAAAGCTCGCCGCTCGGCACCTCGGATACCTTCATGCCTTTCCCAAGGACGCGACAGAAAGTCGATGGGACGCTTTTCACTTTCACACCGGAGCAGCGCCGGATCTTCCACCGCTTGAGGATGAGGAATACCTCTTTCAAGTGTTCTTGGACATCGGCGTTGTCTCCCACGTAGGAGGCGGGATGAGCGAAGGCCAAACAGCTGGCATGGTCCAACTTCTTTGGTCCGAGCTCAAAGCCTTCTCCGACCTCAACTGGGGTCTGGCTGGCTGGGAGGCCAAAACCCTCCGCGACATGAGCCTTGAATACATTCAAGGCGTCAATCTTGGCAGCAACCCGCTCGGGAAACCGCCTTGGGAAGATGCACCGATCATCATGGTGCGCACAAAAGGATCGCGTAAATGATTGACTTCGCAACTCTGCTCCTGAACACTGACAGTCGTGGATTGCGGACCGGTTCCAACGATCTTAATCGCCTTGGTGACTCTGCCGACCGCAATGAAAGACGCGTAAGCCGTTCCACGGCCATCATGACGCGAGCTTTCGGAACTGTCGGCAGAGCTGCTCTCGGGATGGCAGCAACACTTGGCGCGGCCTTTGCGGGCGGCGCTATTGTGCGTGAGATAGCAGGCTTCGAGCATGCAATGGCGCAGGTGGCTGCGATCACGCGCGCTACCGACGACCAGCTCAAGATCCTTCGCTCTACGGCGATGGACCTCGGGGCCACGACCGAGTTCTCCGCCTCTCAGGCGGCTGATGGTCTGCGGTTCCTCGGCATGGCTGGTTTCAGCGCAGCAGAAGCGGTCGCAGCGATCCCAGACGTTCTGAACCTCGCCACTGCAGCGAGCATGGACCTCGCAACGGCTGCAGACATCTCATCCAACATCATGTCCGGCTTCGGCATCGCAGCGACGGAAGCGGCCTCGGTCGCTGATGTTTTGGCTGCAGCCTCAAGCCGAGCCAACACAGACGTGAACCAGCTCGGAACCGCAATGTCCTACGTTGGGCCTGTGGCTTCCGCGCTCGACATCTCCCTCGGCGACACTGCTGCGGCTGTCGGCGTTCTTTCGGACGCAGGCATCCAAGGAAGCATGGCTGGCACCGGCCTACGGCGCATCCTTTCCTCGCTGGTCAGCCCAACAGATCAGGCTGCTGATGCGATCAAGAGCATGGGCCTTTCGCTCGCAGAAGTCTCGCCGACGACAGAGTCGATAACCGACATCGTGGGGCGCTTTGCCGATGCCAACATAACGGCTGCAGAGGCGTTGACGATCTTCGGTGATCGGGGCGGTCCTGCGATGCTCGCTCTGGCCTCTCAGGTGCCTGGATTGAACGAGCTGACGACCGCCCTCGGAGATGTCGAGGGTGAGGCGCTGCGCATGGCGACTACGATGCGCGACACTCTCCAAGGCGACCTTCAAGGGCTGGGTTCTGCGATCCAAGGCGTCGTTCTTGCGATGGGTGAGGCTGGACTAACCGGCATCCTCCGCACTGTCGTTCAAGGCATCACTTCGGTGTTCCGCCTGATCGGGGCACAGATGGAGCGCATCCGCGCCTACATCATCGCAGCAGCCTTGGCAGTGACCACATACTTCGCTCCGGCAATCATTGCTGGCGCTATTGCGATGGGACGCCTTGCTGCGGCTGCACTGCTGACGCGTGCGGCTTTGATCCGAACAGGCATCGGCGCGCTGATTGTGGGCCTTGGCGAAGCCATCTATTTCTTGGACCAGATGTCCGGAAAGCTAGGTGGCTTCAGCGAGATGATGCGCATGTTTAGCGAGGTCGCAAAAGAGGTCTGGGAGCGGTTCGGCTACGCGGCGCAAGCAGCACTGTACGGGGCGCTTGAGCTCTGGCAGAACTTCAAATTCACCGCCTACAATGCCATGCAGGGCGCGGTCGATGCGACCTATGACGGCACCAACAAGATGATCGGCGCTTTCGTCGGAGCCAAGGATGCGATCATTGCCACTTGGCGTGCAATTCCTGGGGCGATCGGCGACTTGGTGTTCCAAGCGGCGAACAGCTTGATTCAGGGCGTTGAGAGCATGTTGAACGCTGCGATACGGCGCGTAGACGCCTTCGTCGGCAAGATCGGAGACGCGCTCGCTGCTGTTGGAATTGAGACGACCTTCGGCGGCATCGGAGAAATCAGCCTTGGCGGCGTAGACAATCCGTTCGTCGGACAAGCAGCGGCTGTTGGCAGAGCAGCTTCCGAGGCCTTCACAGCGGCCATGGACGCAAACTACACCGGAGCAGCGCCACGCCTCTTTGGGCAGCTCGCGGCAGATGCTGCATCGATGCAGGCGATCTATTCTGAGATGGCAAGCTCTTTCCGTGACTTGGCTGGACGTCCTCTCACCTCGGTGCAGGCCATAGTCGACCGCTTGCGCGAAAGCGGCGAGGCGGCTGGTGAGACTGAGGAAGAGATCCGCACCGTTGCAGAAGCCTTGGCGGCTGTCAATGCAGAGACTGACAGGCTTGGTGGCGCAGGCGGCGGCGGCGGAAAGGGCGGGGACAAGGCCAGCGAAGGCCTCCCGAGCATTCTTAATGATATTTTTCCAAAGGTTCAGAAGCTGGCTGGTGTTGCTGGACAGATGCAGGCCTCCTTCGCAGACGCCTTCACTGACATGGTTATGGGTGCAAAGTCAGCGACCGAGGCGCTTTCTGGGCTTCTTCAGATGGCAGCAAAAGCCTTGATCAATGCTGCATTCTCAAACGCCTTCGCCTTCGCCTTTGGGGCGGCAGACGGAGCGGTAATGTCCGCTGGCAACGTGGTCCCTTTCGCAAAGGGCGGCGTCGTTGGTGGTCCGACCGCTTTCGGGATGTCTGGCGGCAAGACGGGTCTTATGGGCGAGGCCGGTCCAGAGGCTATCATGCCTCTCAAGAGGGGCGCAGACGGGAAGCTTGGTGTGGCATCTCAGCGTGCGACCGAAAGGATTGAGCTTGCGATCACGGCTGAAGAGGGCGAGATGTTCACTCCGCGCGTTCGCCAGATCAGCGGCAATGTGGCAATTCAGGTTTCGACGCAAGCCAACAGGCTTCAAAAGCAGGCATTCGGATCTACACTATCGCAATATGACCAGCGAGGCACAACAGCATGAGGACCATAACAATTCCGCTTGAGTTGATGCTGTCAACAAATTGCAACTGGGACATTGATTGGCGCAGCCAGAGCATTGGCGAAACTAACGCCGCGTCGCGTCAGATCGTCTACAATGCCTTTCCGCGTTGGATCGGTTCTCCGCAGCTTGCCCTCGAAGGCCAAAAGATAGCGGAATGGCGGGCCATCAGAGCACGCGCCCAAGGGCGTCGCAATGCCTATCGAGTTCCAATGATTGATCCTTTGTCGTTTGACTATGGGCTGATCACAAAGAGCGAGGCTGAGCGTGGAATCATCCCGACAACGAGCAATCCATTTTCAGACGGCAAAGGTTATGAGTTCGTTCCGTTCTGGAATGTGGTTGGGGAGCCTTACGGGGTCTTTGATGGATCTGGCCAAGGCACGCTCCCGAGTGCTGGAGCTTATCAAGTTTGGCTAGATGTCGGAAACATTAATGCTGTCCCGAAAATAGGCGGTATCTACTCAATCAATGATTACCCATTCGTGGTTACTGAAGCCATCGCCCTCAGAAGTCTGGTCAGGGAGGATGACTATCTTGCCAACAGCGGAGAGGGCGCAGAGGAAGTTTACCGCCAGCTTGAATCAATCATCCGCCTAACGGTCGAGATGCCTCTGCGGAAGGCGGTCACCGCTGACAATGCAATCAGCACCATAGCCTTCGGAATCTTCTTCGCTGAGGACGATGCGACAGGGTCCATCAGCTACGGCGGCGAGCAGTACGCATCTCCAACGCTTAATTTTGTGGAGTGGGTGCGATGAGTGATGTAGAAATCATTGGCAAGCTTGAGCTTGTAAATATTAACACCCCAGATGGAGACTTCGGCTTCATTGTCGGAACGGATGGGTTCTTCACTGATGTTAATGGCAAGAATTGGTTTGGGTCGCAGCTCATCAAGGCCGGAAGAGTAGAGCAATCCGTCAACGGCATAGCACCGGCGGGCGAGCTGTCCATGTCGTTCTTCCAAGATCCAGACGCGCCTGATCTGATTGGCCAAGTCAAAAGTCTCGGGAACGACTACATCAATGGGCGGCTTGTCAAGTTTTATGTGCAGCCGATCACTGACCCTTCTGAGCTTTACAATCCGATGCTACCGCCAGAGCTTTTGATGACGCGCGTGATGCGAACATTGAAATACTCCACGTCTGGCGCGCAAAGTCGAGAGATCGCAATCACCTTTGAAAGCGTATTCGAGAACCGCAGACGCGCACGAAGGCTGGTCTACAATACAGTTGACCACAGCAAGCTGATCGGGCGCACCAATCCCTCGCTAGAGTTCATCCCAACGGTGGACTTTCAAGAGCAGAAGTTGTTTGATTGATGGATGACCTTTACCGCTTCTTAAACTCTCTGATCTCAAAGCCTTTTGTTTGGGGCGAATGCGATTGCATGATCGTCTTGGCCGATTGGGTCAAGGTCGTCCACGGGTTCGACCCAGCAATAGACCTACGATACACCTACGATAGCGCGCCATCTTGCCAGCGCGCCACTGGATACTTCACAGACCCTGTGGCAACGGTCGCGCGCTTTGCCGAAGACATTGCTAGGCTTCCGAGAACGGATAAGCCTGTCAAGGGTGACATTGGCGTCGTCGAGGTTCCGACAGACGGAAAGCTGCAGTTGGCCGGTGCAATCTTCACCGGAAAGAGCTGGGCAATCAAAGCGCCACAAGGAGCCACGACAATGATCCCATATAGCGTCGCGGCAGCATGGAGTGTCGGCTATGTCCAAAACTAAGAACACAGACAACCTTCCGGTGCTACGCAAGAATACGCTTCCAGCTCGCATCCTTCGGTCGGCTCGTGTGGCGGCGTTGCTCGCATCAACTGCCATCATCCCTACACCGGCGCAGGCCATGCCGCCGGTCGTCGCCTTCGTGGTGGCGGTTGTTGGTGCAATAACTGCGGCGTTTACGGCTGTTGGCATTGCGGTCGGCCTGACCGGCGCAGCCCTAGCAGCCTTCGCGAGCTTTGCTACGCAGCTGGTTATCGGCTTGGCGCTTGCAGCCCTTGCGCGTCTATTGATGCCTAAACCAGCCATACCAGAGCCTTCGGCGCGGATGGTGAACTACGCCCAAGCGATCACTTACATGGACACCATCTATGGCACCGTCCGCAAGGGAGGGCCGATCGCATACACCAACTTCGGAGACAAAAAGCGGGATGTGGTGGTCATCCTCGCAGCCCACGAGATTGATGGGATTGAGCAGCATTGGCTGGACGAATGGCCCGTTTCTGTTTCTGGAACAACCGTGACGACGACGCCGCCAGGATCCTTAGCAAGCATCTATGTGCGACTTGGGACAGATCCGCAGGCGACTCTTCCGGTTGTTTCAAAATACGCTGAGCTGACCAGCGCCCACGATTTTGCTGGTCTTGCCGTCGCTCAGATCTCGGCAGGAAAACCGGCATCAGACAAATTCTCCACCAACTACCCAAGAGGACGGGAGTGGGCCTACGCTCCTGTTATCAGAGGGCGCAACGACATCTTTGATCCGAGGGACGACAGCTTCAAGTTCACCGACAATGCGGCTCTTATTCTGGCCGATTGGGCCACTCGCATCATGGGTCGATCTGTAAACTGGGATGATGTCGCCACAGAGGCAAACGTGGCCGACACTCTTGTTCCCAAGAAAGGCGGCGGAACTCAGCGCAAGTGGACGATCAACGGCTCATTTGCAGAGTCCGTAGACGACGATCAGCTTCGCGCTCAGTTTGGGACGGCGTGCGATGCGTACATCTATGAAACGCCCGAGGGTGAGGTGGGCTTCAAGCTTGGACGCTACATTGAGCCGACAATCACACTTACCGAAGACGACTTTTATTCGATGACAGTTTCGGAGGGGACTTCGGAGCAGGAAGCGCCCAACGAGATCTTGATCAACTACACCGAGCCGCAAAACGCTTGGAGAGAGACTCCATCAGCGCCTTGGATTGCAGATCCAGAAGGGCGGCGCATACGCGAAGACTACTCGATATTTTTTATCAACAGTCACAATCAGGCGATCCGCATCGCCAAGCGGCTGTCACGGGCAAAACGCTCACAGTACAAGATCAATGGCATCGTGAAATACCGCGCACATCGAATCATGAAAGAGCGGTTCATTCGGGTGAGCCACGCAGAACTCGGCATCGACGCCGTCTTTGAGGTTGACGTCATGATCCGAAACGAGGATGGAATGTCATACGAGCTTGGCCTCGTCTCGGTGGTCGCAGAAGACTTCGACTTTGATCCGGACGTGGAAGAACCTTCGCAACCTGCATATGGAGATGTCATTCCAGTTGTGGACGATGATCGTCCGACCGGAGTAACAGCGGTGTCGATCTCAATTGGCGGAACTCCTGGATTGCGCACCTCTTGGACGGCTGCGAATTCTGTCAATGCTGCTCGCGTTCGCTGGGCTGAAAAGGACACCGGAAACTGGATTGAATCTGGCGTCATTCCGGCTGGTACTCTGTTTTTTGACATCTTCCCTCTTGATGACCAAACGACATACGATATTCAGGTTGCGGCTGTCACTGGCTTTTCTGGTGCGCAACTTTCGACCTTTGAGCCTGTTGTTCCGGTCGAGGCGACGCCGGTGCTAAACTCTACTCC